CTTCTCGTAGGTGCCGTCGATTGCCATGGTTGAGGCAACTGAGCACGCAATTCCTGGAACCACTGCGAAGGGTCCGAGGAAGGAAGTGTAGGCAGTACACGTTGTGAAGGCGATGGCGCCTGCCTTGTACTTGAGTGCCGCATCAACAACAGTACCAACCGCGCCGAAGTAATCCCCCTTCTGGAGATTGTCAACGACTTTTGGCGATGCGACTGCTACGGCAACAATCGGTCCCGTGTAGGAAGAGAACCGAACGTCGACCATCTTTGCCATGAAGGCAATCTCGTTGTTGGTCTCCGCGTTGATGACGTTAGCCACCGTAGTCTCGAGAACCGAGCCACAGTTCTTGCCGTTGCGGAGGCATGCACCCGCGACGTTGGTAGCCACCGATGACGCACTAGCCACCGTTGAGCCGGTTGACGCCGAGGCGCCGAGCATGCTGGCGAGTGTGCCTGCAGGAGGCACGATGCTCGGCGGCATGTTGTTGACGACGGGTGCCGCATGAGGCTGAAAGCGCATCATGTCAGCGGGTACGGCCATCATGTTGGGCTCGAGTCCGTGGATGAAAGTGGGCTGCGTGCACAGCAGCACAATCAAGCCGAACACGGACGAGCGCATTTTGAGCGAAGGAGAGATGAAGGCGGGAAGGCTGAAGACAGGAAGGCGAGAATACTGATGTTAATGAATCTTATTGGGATTTATTTTTTCAATTTTTTTAACATATAATATTTAGTTTAAATTATTATATATAAATCTACAAATAATATACATATATGAAACTCCTTTCAACACTTGTTTTAGCACTTGTATCAATCGTCTCAGCCTCTCACAATGTATCTAATGGATGCATCTCTTTTTCAGTCAGTTCTGGAACTGGATGTGCTTGGATGTGCCAATACTGCCAAGACAACTTAAAAACAACAAATTACTATTTCACTGACAATGTATGCACGTACCAAACTGGAGGATGCGTTGGAAACCCTATTGCCGGTAAACAATATACATGCTGTTCAAATTCTCAAGAATTATAAAAAAATTATAAAAAAAATATAGTTCATATATATATATGAATTATTATCAAAAGTACTTAAAGTACAAAACAAAGTATTTAGAATTAAAAGGTGGAAAACCAAAAGGTCCAAACCCAAATAAACCAGTTATAAAAGCTACTGAAAGATTATGTCCAGTATGTCAAGTAACTGTAAAAGAATATAATGATGTAGTTGATACAGCAACAGGTTGGATGGTTGATGCTCTATCATGTTATCCAGAAATACTAAAAGGACGTCAAGATATTAAAGATTATTTAAAAAAAAATAATCTACAAATAATTCCGAAAGAAATACATAAAGAAAATATGGTTGAAAAATTAGGTAATATGTTTCATAAATTAACCGGTGGTGAAAAACCAACAGGTCCAAATCCAAATAAACCAGTTACAAACAAAGCAACTGAAAGATTATGTCCAGTATGTCAAGTAACTGTTAAAGAATATAATGATGTTGTTGATACAGCAGATGATTGGATGGTTGATGCTATATCATGCTATCCAGAAATACTAGAAAGTCGTCAAGACATCAAAGATTATTTAAATAAAAATAATCTAAAAATAGTACCTCGTGAAATACATAAACAAAATATATTATCAAAACTTGGTCACATGTTTTTATAAATCAAAATAAATTAAACACTCATAAAAGTAGGAAACAATCTATTATGAGCATTTATATTTCCATTTATTGCAGCTTTAAACATTAGGTTATTTCCAACTAGATAATTTTGTTGAACTCCATATCCATTTAGATAACATTCTCCTAGTAAATATTGAGAATCCGCATGATTTTGTTGAGCAGAATAATATAACCATATCGCAGCAGCTCCTTTATTCATTTGTATTCCTTCGCCATTAAATAAACACCATCCCATTTTATATTGTGCCCTAGCAAGTCCTTGTTGTCCTGCCTTATTAAACCATACAATTGCTTGCTCTTTATCTACTTTTGTTGCACATCCAATTCCATTAAATAAATCATTCCCAATAAAATATTGATATGTTGGATCTGAAAAATAATATGGATTTAATTTAGTCATGTCAAGATTTTCGTAATTTTCTATTAGAGACATTTTTGATACATTATGAGGAATAATGTATTAAAATTGTGATTTTCAATTTTTTTAGATTCATTTATGAATATAAAAAAATTAGAACGAATTAAAATGAAGTTTCAATTTTTTTTAGATTCATTTATGAATATAAAAAAATTAGAACGAACTAAAATAAAGTTTCAATTTTTTTAGATTCATTTATGAATATAAAAAAATTAGAACGAATTAAAATAAATTAAAATGAAGTCTAAATATTTTTAGATTCATTTATAGTATTAAAAATTAACATGGAAACTCCATTCTCTATTATCATCTCCAATTTTTTCATATGCTCCAACTGTTGAAGGAGACTTTATTCTTTTATAATTTTTATAATTTGAATCTAAATATTTTAAACATTTATTTACACCTTGATGATAAGCATCGTCAATTACAATTATTCCTCCTTTTCTTAATAATAAATTTGCATAAAAGAAATCTAATAAAGTATAATCAAATGTATGCCAACCATCTATAAAAATTAAATCGTATTCATTCTTTTTTTCTAATAATTTTGGTAATACTATATATGATTTATCTTCATATAATTTATGATATTTATCCATTTTAATTTTCTTAACCAATTTAATTCCAAAATTATTCCACTGAGTTGATTGAAATGGATCTATTGAATCTAATTTAATATCATCTTTTTTTAATTTCTTTAATCCAAGTAATATATACATACTTGATATACCATATGCCATGCCAACTTCTAAACATTTTTTTAACTTATATTCATTTATAAGATTATATAAGAAATTTCCTTCTACTGGTTTTATAGAACTATTTATATTTGTATTCTCTTCAATTGAAACAGATGTTAATTTTAACTTTTCATATAATTGTTTTTCAAAATCATAATCAACATCAGTATTACTTGTAGAAAATTGGTATTCAACATACTGATTTAATAATGTTTTATCTAACAAATTAAAATAATTTTCAAAATCTTTATTTTTAATACTTTTCATTATATCCAATTGTATCTTAGAACTATCTAACATATGTTTACTTAATTTTTTTAAATCAAATATTTCATTAATTTTTACATATTCTATATTATCAATTAATTCTTTAAATTTATCCTTAGATATAATTGGATTATAATTTAAACATACTACCCAAACATGATATATTATAATACGTTCAAATAATAATAATAATAAATTAATTAATTTTAATGTGTTTGAATCATATGCAAATAAATGAAACATTAAACCTCCATTATTATTTAAACATTCAAAAACAGTTAAAATTTTTATAATTGTTGGGTTAAATTGATATTCTATTCTTTCTTGCAAATTTAAATTTCTAATATCATCATATTTAAATATATTTGCCTTAATAAAATCATATTTATTTTTACATTTTTCTTTTAAATTATCTTTACCAACTAAATAATCATTCTTAAGATTTTTATAAAAAGTAGAATCAAAATAAATATTTAATATATTATTTGTTGCAATAAATTGTTTAGATAATATATTATCTAAATTCAGATATGGTTTTGATTGATTGTTAGTAAAATTTTTATATAATACATTATTTCTATAAATTTCTCGTAAAGAATAAGAATCTTCTTTATTTTTTAATATTTTGTCATTATCTTGTAATGAATATGTATGTTTATTTTTTTCTATACTATAATTAAAATTATATCTTGATACTTCAAACATATATTAAATTTTATTTTTATTTCATTTATAAATTAATTATTAGGTTCTATATTTTTAGCTATAGGAATCTGTATGTACTCCGAAGAGGTCTTTCGACATTTTTTTTTACTTATATATTTTGTCTATAAGTGTAGACTTATGAATCTCCGAAGAGGATCTGCTGATCTTTATTATAATTTTGTTTATAAGGACTTAAGACATTACTCCGAAGAGGATCTTGCGATCTCTAACTATAGGTTTGTCTATAGATATGTATTTTACCTCAGAAGAGGGAACTTCCATTTCACTCCGAAGAGGATCCTGAAATTCATTTGTGCACGTTTATGTGCTGACGCTTTTATAACCTCCGAAGAGGGAACTTTCGTTCATTTTGGGTTATAATTCTTAATTATATATTATAATATATAATTTTCAATTTTTTTGATTTATTTCAAAATATCAAAAAATTGAAAATTATATACCTTATTATCATTATATATAAAATTAATTATTCAAAAAGTCATTCAAGATGGCTAATATGGAACAAACTGTTTCTCTCGAATTCATTGCTACGAAGCATCAATTTGTTAAATTGCTAATTCTTGTAGTGCTAAAAGCATTTCCTGTTAAATTTACATTTCAGGAATATCTATTGCGCGTAATTCCGATGGAATCAAAGCACTCTAATTTTAATAGTATATTATATTCATTGGACAAAATTGTATTTAAAATGCGTACGATGAAAAATGAAAATGAAGAATTATTTAAATTGAAACATGTATTACGAATTGATAATAACATGAGTTATATTAACAAACTAATCAATCGATCGTCTGATATATATCAAATATTTTTAGATAAACTTGAACTTCCTAAGCATAAGATTCCAATTGGTAAGGTTAATGGTGAAATTAAGTACAAAGAGTTAAGTTTTTTTCCACATGTAATTCATGACACAAGACCTGTAAAATTAGTTGAGTCGGCAATAGAAAATCACGATAAATTTTCTGCCGAAACTGTACAAAAAGTAGAATTGATTGATATTCATTCTCTCCTCTTTGGACACATAAGGATTGTATGGATTTTTGCAAAAGGTTGTTTTTCATCGTGATATTTTCAAGGAGGTTCCCGAAGATGGCTCCGGAACATCACTATCAGTTTTGTTACATAAGAAATCAAGACGTTTAACATGTTCTCTACCATTAAAAGTACTCGCATCTTATATTTATGCGAGTATTGAATCGAATGATTTTAAATTGTCTGTTACACCAGTTTATTTAGGCAATGGTGAAACAAAAAAACAAGTTAATATTTTTATTCCATGTGCATGCTGTGTAGAAAGAAGAGTTAAAGATATTCAGAATATTTTTATCCCATTTAGAGGATTCATCGCTATTATGGAAGGTCTATATCATGAAAAAATAGACTTTGTTAAGATGTATAATGATGCCAGAATTGTGAAAGCAACTGGGAATCCAGATTATAATATCTATAATTGTAAGACAGATGGATGTAAATTTAATAAAACACCTTATATCGTTTCTGCTGGACATATATGTAAAGCAGAAAAATGTATTTCTAATTATAATGAACATGGAAAAGGATTTTTTCACAGATTTAATTGCCCAGGTTGTAAAGTGAACGTATGTGGAATCTGTTTTAATAATAAGGATTCTCATCTAGGTGAAACAGAAGTATGTCCTAAAAAGACAGGATTAATTTCTGCCGAAGAAATTGAAGAAGCACGTAAGAATGGATTTCGTCAATGCCCTTGTTGCAAAACAATGACTGAGCTCAATGCCGGATGTGCTCATATGACATGTTCTGTATGTTTAAATCATTG